GTGGGAATAGGCAACTCAAAGTCGGATTCCTCCGCGCATAACTTTTGAGTTTTTTTGGTGGGGTCCTGCGTTTTTCGAAAAGTATTTTTTCGATTTACCGTAGGGTTGTTTTTTGCGGAAAGACATTTTTTACTCCTTTTGTGTTTTGGACGGTGTGTCCGTCCACCGGGAACAGTTATATCAAGTAGGGATGCTGTTCCCGGCTTGTGGTTGAGTGTTTTTGACTAATTCTGTCAAAAGGTCATCCGTTGTTTTTTGGCGCTCTACATAGATGCCAAGTTTTTTAAGTGCAGGGTAATTCTCTTCTGTAACGTTCGAAATTGCCTCTAGAAAGAGTTGAGGATTATGGTTGAAGTATTTACGTGTATTGGCTGGTAGGGCGTTAAATTGGTCATTTGCTTGCCTTACCATGTTTAGTGCGGTGTCGTATGAAACTAGTTGTGGCTCACCGTATTGTGGTGGAAGCGTTTGCATGGCTGGAAGTTTTCCAGTTCGTTCGAATCTTTCCATGATTTTGTTTATGTCTGCTGAGTCTGCTTCTGATTGTCTAGTGCGATTTGGTTTTTCGCTAGAATAAGTTTGTTTAGGTGTTCTTTCTGATTTTGAATAAAATTTCATTTTTTCTCCTTAGTGAATAGCTTTTCTATAAGCGTCTTTAATGTTGTTAGGTTTTTTAAAACGATTAGGATTTTTCTTAATTGAATTAAAAGCATCTTTTACCTTTTGTTGTTGTACCGCCGAGTCTTTAGCGGACGAGTTTAATGTCTCTGCAAACATTTTATTTGCTAGTTCGGCTGCTCTATCGGTTATTTTTCCTAAAGATTTATATCCTTTAGTGAATACGCCTTTTTTTGCGTTTTCGATATGAAGGGATTTAGCTTTTTCTTGAGAGACTTGAGCGTCTTGCATATTTTTGGCTGTTGAAGATGCGTTTAGTGTTTTTGCTGACTCGTTTAGTGCGACTTGAGATTGTACTTGATTGACCTGTTGTCTAGCTGAGGATATTCCAGTGGCGGCTTGTAAGCCTTTGTCAAAGAGAGCGGTTTTTGATGCTGATTGTGCCTGAGCAGTAGAACCAGAAGGGGTGCTAGCCCCCCCCTGGTTGTAAGCGAGTATAGGATTAAGTCCGGCAGCCTTCATGTCTGCCATCGCTCTCTGATAAGCTGTGTTTGACATTCTTTCTTGGAATTCTCTGTTTTTCGCTGATTCTGCTAAGTTTATTGCATTTGCTTCCTCTTGTGCTTTTGCGTCTCCAATACCGGGAAGGACTTCCCCCAGGAAGTCCTTGCCCTCATTGTATATATTAGAGCCCCATTCTTTTAGTTTGTTAAACATTGTTGCTCCTAAAAGTGGTCGACTAAGCCGGGTACTGAGTACACTGGCATTGGTCGTGTGCATTTGTATTCTTTCCAGATGTCAAGAATCAAGTGGGGTTCGTCATCTACTGCTAGTACTCTTTCCATTGGTGGGTTTTCGATGATGAAATCTTCATTAAGGAAAGGTACGTCTGCGAATTCTTGTGCTAAGTGCCATGAGTCTAGTGATGCAGTAGCGTTAGATCTGAATAATCCATGCACTTCGTTTGGTTTATATCTATATTCGGCATATCTTTCTTGGTATCCGAATATTGTTTCATTGGCAGTATCATCTACGTTGTAATAGATTTCTTTCATTTTTATGCCTTGCTCTCCAAGATGAGCTAATGCAGGCCAATAGAAATCGAATCTTGTTTCTCTAGACCATAGTCTATTCATTCCTTGCTGATAGTTAAGATCGGCTCGCAGGGAAGCGAGTCCAATGATGTATCCGTGTTCTGTGAAGGAATGCGTGATTGTAGGTGAAGAGTCCGAAACGACTGCGTAAGCTGACATGTTACCTTGTGGAGATGTTGCATCAGTTGAGGATGTTTGAGCAACTGGAGTCGAGTTGATTTTGGTAGTGTTTGAACCAAGGAATTCAGGACGCTGAAGACGGAAATCAGGGCTAGTAACATTAAAGTGTGCTTTAAGTATTTCGACATATCGGGTTCCTCCGCGAGCGTCTCGCTCGTATAGTTTTTGAACTTGAAATGCAAGTCTTAAGGAGTTGATAGTTGCGCCTGCTGCGTCTTCAAGGTCTGCAAAGAGTGCTGCTTCGCCCACTTCTTTTCTGCCTTGGTCTGTTTGTGCTCTTAGGGCTGCATATCTAGTGCCCGTTGAAGCCCAAGTGGCATTTGGTAGTACTTCTATGTTTCTTGCTGCTGTATCGGCTGCGCCTGCTGCTGCTCTTAATCTCATAGATTGAGAGTTGGTAGTAGATGCAGTTCTAAACATATATGAAGCATCACTTTGATCTGTCCAAGCTTCGAAGCCTCCAGATGAATCTAGTGCTCCGGGATAAACTGGTGCTGTTGTCCCTAGTGGTAGATTAACGGCTGGACCCTTTTGTGGGAAAGGAAGTGCTGATGTAAAGTAATCTTTTCGTTTGCCTCTTGGTAATAGTGTATATGTTGCTGCTGTGTCTGTTGAGTCTGCTATGCTGACTGTAACTGAGTCTTGTAAATTTTGATCTCTATACCATTCGTTCCATATTAAATTATAAGCTCGAAGTGGTAAAGAAGTGTGTATTGTTGCATTTACTTTTGTTGGTAGTCCGAAGTGATCGTAGATTGAATCTTCGGCGTATGATGCTGATGCCCCTGAAGTCATAGTGGGCATTGTGTATGTTGGAGTTGTTTCCTCATCGTATGGGTCTGTAGTTGCTCCATTGAATTCTTCCCAATGTTCCCATACTAATCGATTAGGTACAAAGAAGTAGTGGACATCTAGGTAGAGATTGTCCATGAAGGGGAATAATGGTGTAGCTAGTCGACCGAATACATGGTCTTTCATGCTAATTGTGTCGCCGGGTAGTGCTTCGTCAACGAAGACAGGATATAGAAGTCCGGCATCCATTGTGGTTTTTACTCCGCATGATCGGTCGAATGTTGACCTTTGTATCTCTGCCTGAGGTACTTGTGCGAAGTGTGATAGTGTTTTTACGTTTGAACCCATTTTATGATCTCCTTTTGAGTTTAAGTTTTTAGTTTAGTTTAGCCTGACATCAAAGTCTAGGCTGGTTTTTGTTGTTTTATTTACCTTTTTTATTGTTGTTGATTTTCTGTGTTTTCTGTTTTTTCTTCTGAGGGTGTGAAGTTTAGATAGTTTTTTAGGGTATCTCTGATTTTAATGATCGGGGATTGAGAGTTTTGATCGGGTGTGTCCTTTGGGCTTTTTTCATTAGCCCCGGACACCGTAGGGGTGGTGGTAAAGCGAAGATTGAGTAATTCTTCTGGGTTTTGGAAGTCTCCAATATGTATATATCGGAGATCTTTTAGATTTTCTGGGTTTAGCTCCATCATTGCTAGGTCTAATTGCTCTTTTGAATCTGCAATGAGTGGCATTGATAGTGTTTTTTTGACATTGTCATAGACTAGATAAAGAATCATGAAGGCTCCTTGTATGTTGTTAGGAGGCTAGTAGATCTTTAGTTGTCTGGATTGTCAAGATAGAGTTTTTTTGCGTATTCAACTCTTAGTTTGTCTGTTGACGAAATTTTTTTGTTGAATTTTGAGTTAAGGTTCTGTGCTCTGACATAGGATTTTTGTATTGAGTGATCTTGTGAGAATTCTTCTCTTTTTTGTTTAAGTTTATCAAGGTTATAGTTTTGTTTTTCATATTGCTTTAAGTAATATTGTGGGACTGGTTGTTTTTCACCATTAGCCATAACTGAATTATGTTGTATTATTTCTTGTGCGTAATGTAAAGCATATTGTTTTCCGATTGCATTTTTTGATTGTCTCATGAATTCGGGGTGTCTGCCTTGATAGTGGTTTTCTGCCATACTGCCATTAATTTTTTTTGTTGCATATTGTGCGCAGTAGGCTGCTGAGTCGAATGTTAATTCTCCTACAGATGTATATCCGAGTGCCCATATGTCATCTAATTCTGATGATGTGATGGCATCGGTGTTGTGAAGTTCGTGTTCTTTAGAAGATTCTTCTTTTTTTGGATCTTTTATTTTTTTGTATTTCGTGTATCCGAAATCGTATCCAAAGATTAGTGCGTGATAGTGGGGACGGTCGAAGTTTTCTCCGTATTCTCCTACGAGAAAATATTTAAAGTTATTGCCTTTTTTTTCTCTGAGTCGTCTGATGAAGTTTCTTGTATCTTCAGGGCAGAGGGTTTTTGGGTTTTCTTTGTAGGTTAGAGTAATGAATGATGAGTTTTTCCATTGTGTTGCTTCGTGTGTGCAACGAGTAGCCCATTGTCTTGCTCGGGATAAGCGGCATTCTCCGCATTGTCCGCAAGGTAGCCACAGTGGTTGTCCCGTGGCTAGTTTTTCTTTGGTGATTAAGATGCCGGATGCGTCTCGGTATCTTTTTAGTGGGAATAGGCAACTCAAAGTCGGATTCCTCCGCGCATAACTTTTGAGTTTTTTTGGTGGGGTCCTGCGTTTTTCGAAAAGTATTTTTTCGATTTACCGTAGGGTTGTTTTTTGCTGAAA